ATCGGGTGAATCTATTACTGCTTTACCTTCTTCTGTTTCCATATCTAAGACAGTAAAAGATACCGCTTGATTGTCTTTTGCCTCTTCAGAACCTACTTCTACTTCTGCCCCAGGATTATTTACATTGGTACCTTCATCTTCAATACTAATCTTGGACTCAGGAAACGTTTTTATAATTATATTATTTACCTTTTTAACTATATTTTTACCAGCCTCTAAACGTTTTTCACCTAATCCATCTTTACCTGGGCCATCAGGATCATCATCTCCTGCTCCAGGTGTATTTGATATTAGACCTTTTATACCTAATTTTACATTCTTAATCTTTTTATCTTTGGCTTGTTTTATAATATCATCAGCTATTTCTTTAGCAACTTTATCTTCATCTGAAATTTCAAATTCTCCTGTATTAAAACCTACTTTAATAGTTTTTCCATCATTATCAGTAGTTACTGGATTATCTCCTGTAGATCCTGTATCACTTCCTATAATTTCATCGGCAGCTTCACTTGCTTGATCAAGAATATTTTTGGTAGAATCACTAATATTATCTAAAGAATCAGCTACACCTTCAGGATTTTCTATAGTAGGGGGAACTTTATCAACATTAGCTTGAGCTTGAGAAAAAAAGGTATTAGAAGCTAAATTAAAAAGAATAATAAAAGTTAAAGTAGAAAGAATAGATTTAGATAAAATATTAGCATTTCCTGTTTTTTTATTTCTAAATAAATCAAAAATACCTTCACTTAACATGCCAAGATTTTGATTAATATAATCTGCTATTTGAGATATATTTTTAGGTCCCTCATAATCTTGGATTAGATTTATTATTTTTTGGTATGCTTCATCTGTTAAAGTATCCTTTAAACCTCTTAACATAGAAGCCGCCAAACCTACTGTAGGCTTTAAATTAAGTTTTTTAATTTTAGATTTTAAAGTATCTATTATCCCTTCATCAAGATTTTCTAATAATAAATTATTTTGTAAACAATAAAGTCCTATATAAGCTTCTAATAAAATTTTTTCTAATGTAGGTTCTTGAGGTTTAGTTTCAATACCCGCAAGCTTTTGTAAACGCAATACCTCCTCAGTTAAAATATAAGTCATGCTTTTATTTTTATTATAAATATGTGAATCTTTAGCTAAATATTAAAATCCTTTGTATAAAATTTTCCAAGGATATTATCATTAAAATATTCTTCAGGACACTCTAATACTCCATACTTAAATAAGTACTTACATTCATAATATGTTAATAATTTTTTACTGTAAACTAGTTCTAATATTTCGCGTTTGAATTCTTGTTGTTTGCCCTCTTTTAACATTCCTAAAATGGGCTTAGCAGAACCATAATATGTTTTCCAATCGCTTTCTTTTTGAATAGTTTGATGAGTTGGTTTACGGCCTGGGCCGGTGTGGGTGGCAAGTTCTTTTTGCGTTAATTTGCGTTTTATATTGTGATATAGCACCTTCTTTCCAATATACGATACTCCGCTCGGTAAATGAGTTGTCATGTATATAAACCCGTATAAACCGGAAGGAAAATCGTCTATTGTTTCTATAACTTTATTATTGTATAACCACATTATCTATCTATATTTATTAATATTGTTGTATCTGTTGTTGCTGAGGTAGGAAGCGGTTGAGCAAGTTTACCTATGGCTAATAAGTTTTGATCTTCATCATATAAACCTATTGTGGTCACATATGGGGAAAAATATGAACCAGTTGTATTGTCTGTAGGGACTCCTCCTTTTGGTTGATAAAAATAACTCCCACTATATGAAAATATTGAACCACTTACTTCTGCTGATGGGTTTAAAGTAGCATTAAATTCATTTGATCTAATGGTACATTTATATTGTGTTTCATATATGGTAAGTGAAGAAGAAAACGAGCAAGTAACAGCAGATGAAGTTACAAAATTAAGTATGTCTGCTGATGATCCACTTGTTATAATTGCTAATCCTTGATAATAAAATATATTTCCGTATATTGTTGATCCTGATACTAGATTGCCTTCTCCATCATCTGTAATAGTAAAACTACTTGATTTCCATATAAATGAATTGGGTTGTATGTAATTTCCAAATAAACGAGAAGGTATAGATATTACTCCAATAGTAGAGTCGGATGCTGTAGGAAAATATTTGGCAAATGTTAAATCTGTTTGTTTATAGTTGAAATACCTGCCTGTTGAAGATGGTGACCCTACTAAAATATTTCCGGCTTCATCATTTCCGGGTACTATAAACCCAACATTAGCTGGGTCTCCATAGCTTGAACTTAAATAATTTGAATAGAATAATTCCTTAATTGAATTATATATTAAACGCTGATATTGAGTAGATACTTGTCCGGTAATTGGATCAGTTATAGGGTCAAACAAAGAACTTGTATTGAGCCCTAAAAACCTATCTATAGAAACAACAGACGCTGTTAATTCAGGTGCTCCTTGAAAAGTAAACGACTTATTTACTTCAAAAGGAGTAATGATTATATCAGATGTTAAAAATTGTTTGTAAGCGCCCATTCATTTTAGAAATCTAGCTTAATACGAACTAATGCTTCTGAAGTAAAATCTTTAGGTAATGGTCTAGATAGTTTAGCTACTGCTAATAATTCATTAACATCATTATATAAACCCACTGTTGTAATGTATGTTTGTGGATTATTTATAAATTGATTATATAATACCTCACCTGTAGATCCCGAAATAAACGATGGATTCTCAGAATAATTGAATTCTGAGCTTCTTGCTCTTACAAAAATATAATCTGAGGTTATTGTTTCTTGAGAATTAATTTGAAAATTAGCAGAAGCACTTATTGCCTGGTATAAAGTAGTCATTGGGGATACATTAGGCACACCTGACCCGGAAGCAGAGCCACTATATGTGAACCCAATACCACCACTTGATGTTGGGGCAGATAGTGCTTTAGGGTTTAATAATATAGTTCCAATATCTGGGAGTAACCACCCGTATGATCCTGAATTTGTTGTATATCCATCAGCTTGGCGACTGGTATTTGCTGCCCCTGCTGATCCTGAAATTAGCTGGAATACTCTGCCTGCTTCTGTAAATGTTACTGCTGAAACATAAGCACTATTATCGGTTAATGTAATTGAACCAGAAGCTGCTATTGGACCTTTAATTTGTAGTGTTAATGAACCTAAAAGAAGAGCATTTTTATATCTTGCTCTTTCAAATGATATTGCATAAAATTCAGATAATGATATTGCACCAAATGTAAAATTTGCATTCTCATCTCCTAATACTAAATCTTGGTATTGCCCAAAAATAGTAGCAGTTGGGGATAATCCATCTACAGCACTATTATATACTAAACTACCACTACCAACAGCATTACCATAAGCTATATCAAACTGCACCTCAGCATTAGCTAAAGTTGAAGCTGTTTGATAAACACTTAAATAATAATCACCCGAAGAGCCAGCCTCTTGTGTTGATGACGTAAAAAATGTTGTTAATTGTGCTGCTTGGGTTGACCATAAAGTAGCAGATATAGCGTCTGAGCTTACTACAAAATCTGAAGGGTCTAGTCTATTAAAAGCCATATTTTATATTTTAAGATACTTTTGTTACTGTTACTGGGATGGTTATACGAGCACCACTATCTCTGCCTTCTACAGTTAATGTTGCTGTTAATTGTTGATTAGAGCCAAATAATGTATTAATAGTAGTGGCTCTAATGTTTATTGTAGTTCCAACAACTGTCTTAGATACAGATGTCCCTAAAGTTGTAGTTTGGTTAAGAGCCTGAGCTTGTGGGGTATTAATACCTACACCTTCAAATACACTAAATAATCTTACATCAGAAATAGTAGCTGTGTATCCACTAGTTTCAAATGTATTACCTCCTAAATAATTTAATGTTTGAGGAGTAATTGCAAGTGAAGCTCCCTGCTTAATTACAATAGCAGTATATCCTAGATCAAGAATTGGTAATTTTGCTGTTCCTCTAGGTAAAGTAACCAATTTATATTTCATCATTTGAGTTTCCTGAGGGAAAGCTTCAAGTAAAGGCATATTTTCAATTGCTTGACCATAATAAGCAGAACCTGAAGGATTAGTAGGGTTATATAATGTATAATCTATTTCATCATCTGCTAAGGCAAATTGTGTTATATTAAAGTTTCCTTGTGCTAATAATTGACGACCTTTGTTTGTTAAAATGGCGTCTACAGTTACTACTGAGTTGTTTAAATATCCCATTGTTAAATATTTGTTTTATTATAAATATGTATATTTTTAATTTTATTATTGAGGGGTATTTGTTTCTAAAATTATTCTTGAAGCTGCTTCTACTTCAGAAGTAATAAATTCTGGTTTTAATATTCCATCACTAGTACCCCCTGCTGGTTTATTTATATTCAAAATAATAGTTCCAGGATCATCTACATATCTTCTTAAAAGAAAGAAATCAGTATTAATATTAGAAGGTATATTTTTATTTAATTTAAGTGTTAAAGATTGATAAGGATTAGGTACTCCCTCAGATGAAATCAAAGACTGAGACACTTGTAATATTGTATATGTTTGATCTTCAGTCCCCATAAATCTAATTTCATCGTATGGTTGAGGCTCAAAATCAAGTAATATAGGATCAAATCCACTATCATCAATGTCTTGTTGTTTTTGTCCATAAACATCATTTAAACCAATATTTCCTCCTCCTGTTCCTTTTTTAGCAAATAGTAAATTAGAATTAGAACCTGTCATCCAAAAACTGGTTACATTCCCTGTGCTTGGAGACGGGTATTGAGTTACTTTAAAATAACTACTATCCGCTATTTGAATCACTCCATTCCCAAAATTAAATCCTCCCCCTCTACTCAGAGCTGCTACTCTATAAAGAGAAGAAGTTGTTGCCGATGTATCAGTATATCTTAAATAAAAATTTGTAGAAAAAGAAGACTGGTTTCCGGGGAAGTAGGGCTCATGAGTAGCTAAATTAGACCAATTAGACCCCCCATCAATTGATTTTTGCAAAGCAAAATCTATTATAATCCCCCCTACTGAGGCATTATTGAGATCAGAATTAACCTGTAAAAATGATTCTAAATATAATATATAGCCTGATCCTGATAATTGCTCCAATGAGCCAGTAGGCTTATATATTGAACCAGTAGATGGATTAACCAGACCAGAAGAAGTAGCAAAACTAGCAGATATTCCTAATTGTATAGGAGAATTAAAATTTATTTCTCTAGGAAATGATTCAGTAACAGCAGATCCGTTAATTTCAAATACTCTATTAGGTAAAAATGTAGGAGTATAAGTATTTAATGAAGGAACAAAAGTTACTATTCTATAATCATTTACTGATGCTCCTATGGACTCATTAGGTGTTCCTCCTTGTGTAAAAATTATAGACCCTGTGTAACCATATGTTAAAACAACTCTAGGATCAGCACTATTATCCCAACTTGCTGTTTGAGTATATACTATGGGTCTAATTTTCTTTCCTGCTTTAAATACAGATACAGTAGTATTTAAAGTACTCATATCTGCTCCAAAAGCATTGGGGTTTGATAATACTATTGTAGCATTATTATTACCAAAAGCTTGTTGTATAGTTCCTAAATTAATTCCTTCAGCATCATTAATAGGCCTAGTTCTATTTCCATTTTCATCTATTATATATTTAATACTAGTATATACTTTTCCTACAGAGTTGTTCCCCCATTCAGGGGCTGTCCCCGCTAACCAATTAAATTGAACAAAATATGTTTTTGGATTACTTACATTTGGTGTAGGACCATAAGATATATCTCCTATAGTATACACATTAGTTTTTTGAGATTGAAGCTGTTTACCAATATATCTTGAATTTATCCACCATCCTGAAGGTATGGGTTCTATTGTAGTAGAAGCACCTATGCGGGTTGCTGAAGAATAATTTGAATCTTGTATAACAGCAGGGGTTGCAGAATTACCTAATATTGCTTGCTGATTAATTGGTAAAATTTGACTATCTGCAAAATCAACATCTAGGTAAAATGAATTAGGTCTGTTTATCACAGCATTATTCATTAATACATCGTAATCTGAGTTAATGAATGGGGTTGTGATATATGGTTCTAGGATGGTTTGGGAGCCTATGCCTGCTACTGGGGAAATAGATTGGGTAATTAAAAGATGAACAAATGTAGGAGTAATAGTTTGGGAAGTACCGGTTATAAGGTCTCCAAAATATATACCAAAAGTTTGACCTTCTATAGGAGTAAAACTCCCGGAGATGGTCATTGTTTGGGGAGCACTATTAAAATTAGTTAATGTTAAACTACTTATTGCATTAGAAGTTGAAAATACACTAGACCCCCCGTTTATAATTGCAGCTAATGTTGGATTAACCATCCCAGTAGTACTAAAAATTCTATACGAAGCAGTAAAAGATATAGAGATATTAGGGGTATTACCAAGAGTATATAACCCTGTAGTAATGTTAAAATAATTTTGTTGATCAACAACCGGGGAATCATAACTTCCTATCAATAATAAACCAGAATCTGCGGCTGTAGTATATTGGGGAGGAGAAGATTGGGTTACTACTAGTTTATAATTTAATATCTGATTATCAGTAGATGAAGTTGCATTTGTTGATACAGTTTCATATAAAAAATATGGGGTATTTAAAGATGAGCTAGCATACTCTGTTATAGATACAACTGGGTAGTTTATGATTCCACCATCATTAGTTTTAATTTTAATATTATCTAGTTCACGTAATGATTGATAATTATCATTACCAAAAGCATCATAACGGGCTATTTTTATATATTTTACCCCAGGAAAGTTCCTATTAGAATAATAACTATCTATAACTATTTCAGGAGGTAATGAATAATATTCCCAAGGGTTAACAGGCATTTGATAAATTTATTTTTTTAAATATTATTTCCGGTGTCATCATATAATAAATATATTTCTCCTTGATTTGGTGAAGTATTTCTATTTAAGAAATTATTAGCAGGAACTAAACCTGTATCATAATACGACGCTGTATATGCTAATATTGTAGTATTGACTTTTAAAAACGGATTATCTCCATTTAAATCTCCGTTTGTTACTATAAGATTTGAACCACTTAATTCTCCATTAAAAAATTCTGTTTGAGAAGATTGTGTAAATGCAACTGGACCTTCTATTGATGGTGTTGTACCGGACCAAACTTGGGTTACTGTTGAATTATAATTCCCCGGGAGTATTACAGATGATGTTTGCCCATTTAAGTTTGGAAATACACCAGCGTTGCTTCCTGTAACTTCGTACATTCTGATACCGGCACCCGAAACTACAAGATTTTGGAAAGTAAATGGAGTATCCCATGCTATATTTCCACTTCCACTTCCATAGTATGCTATTGGGGTATTTGGGGTAGCTTGGGGAACAGGGTATTTATTTCTTTCAAGTAAATGTTGTTTGATTACTATTCCTGAGGCTAGGCTTGCTCGAGCAGGAGTCCAATCTTGTAACATTTTAAATAAAGAATTATCTATAAACTTGATAAGTCTTATATAATCATTTATGTCGTAATTATGGGTATATTTTTCAAAATAAGCATTTCGTAAAGTGTCTAATGAAGGATATGTCTCTGCAGATGAAGATACTAATCTAGGATCACCAATATATTCTCCAATATTGATAAATCCAATTTGTGAACTAATATCATCGTCTATTTCGTTTTGTGGCGAAAATGTTACCTCAACATAG